ACATTCGGGAATTATTCAAATGACGAAAAATATGTTTGGTACCATGCGTTATTCAGTAATTTCTTAGGTTTAAGTAAGTCTTTAGGCTTCACTTGGGAGCAAATCGAAGAAGCTTATTACGCTAAAAACAAAGTGAATCATGAGCGCCAGGAAAATAACTATTGATTCGTAGTACATGCGCTATTCCAAAGGGGGATAAACGATGGGCAAAGCGAAACGACGAAAAGCGCGGCAAAAGCGCTGGTTAAAAAATAGATGTAAAGAGCAACAAAGACGTAGATTTATCGATGGTTTCCGTAACTATTTCATTAACAAAGGTATTTTAAACAAATGAGCAAACGATTCATCAAAAACGAGTGCTGCTACGTATGCGGAAAAAAGATTCGGAAACGTTTCACGTTTTACCGAGCGCATTCGTTTATACCAGTCTATAGCTATTGTTCGAAGAAGTGTAAATTAGAAGATTCGCAATTGCCTTATTAATAGGTGATTGCGAATTTTGAGGGGGTATTACATTGTCTTTTCCTAAAAGAAATGATCCTAAAAACAGACCAATCATAATCAGACGGAACGATCCAACTGAAATGGAACGAGCTGTAGCGGATCTCGTAGCGAGAGGATATGAAGTAATCAAACAAGGTGTAGATTACACGAAAGACGTTGGTGGAGATTTACGCCGTACTGCAAATTTAACTCGAAACATCGGTAAGCATGCTGATCGCAAGCGTGAGTTACAACCTAATGATAATGTCAAAATGTACACCGTCATGCGAAGAAAGGAACATGTTGATGGGGCAATATGAAACGTTGCTTAGCGTATATGAGCACTATAAAAAAGCAGAGTTAACAATCACATTCGAGGATAGACAGTATAAATTTAAAGGCATTACTCGAGCAAATGATGTATCAAAACATGCTTATCGTAACGAAGAAGAGCAACATACACTACTCATTCATATGCATAACAACCAGCCATTTTATGTGGACGCTTTTTACTCTGTCAAAGGAGCGTTGTGATTTGATCGATACAGTCATTACAATTGCTGTTATTTCTTATTTAACTTTAGGTTTTGCTTATTATACGAGAGCATTGTATTTAATCTTTTCGTTAAGTAAAGAAGAATACGAATATGGATTAGAGCAAGATTGGTATCCACCATTGCGAGATATTGCATTCAACAAGCAATTGATAAATATCGTAGCAAATGGATTGATAACGATTTTACTTTATCCGATGCTCGTTTACAGCAGTAGCAATGGGAAGGAGAAGTAAATATGTCGTTAGGCAAGATAAGTGTTATTAGCGGGCAAATAAATTACCCACGCTTGACAAATAAGCTGTCAGAGATTGAATACGCCAAAGCGAAGGCTCACGTTTGGATGCACATGTTAAACGATGGTCAAAATCCGAAGAAATGGCTAAAAGCTAATAGCAAAGGGACAAAGGTTAATTTTGAAAGTGTGTCTTCTCAGGCTGACTACGATAAAGGGTTAATCGATTTAGAGTGTTACTTAGCAGAAATTAATGTTCGTTTTGGTTTGGAGTATAAATTGACTAAAGAAGGGAGCGAATGAGATGGCAGGTTCTTGTTGGAGCTGTGGTCATTGGTTAATTGGTTTAGGTTGCTGTGTATCAGGTATTAACACATACAAACAGACAGAGCCAAATCATTCGTGTGATAAATGGGTTAAAGAAGGTACGCCAGGTACTGTAACCGATTATGAGGAAATGAACGATGGGACTTCATGTGCGGAAAATGAATATTTAAAAGATGATGAATCAAATTTGTGAAGGGAGTAAATGAGATGGCAAGTAAACAAAAGAAAATGGAAGTATTCAGCATGAGCATCACAAATAGAACTCCGGCAGAAGCAGCTAAAGAAGTTGAGAATGCTATGAAGGCAGTTCAGCAATTTGGCCATGAAAAAATTGACGTGAAGATTTCAGTTAAAGCTATGAAGAAAGTTGAACCGTGGGATTTAGTTTAATAAGCAGCTGAAACAAAGAATATTGCTAAATCACTATAAAGAGAGGGAGATAACCTTGAAATTTGCACCGTATGCAGATGAATGCACTACATTCAAATACGTTAGACGGCTACGTTTTGATGAGGAATCTGTTGAAATTATTATGACTAACGGAGAAGGAGAAAAGCTAGTATTTAGAAATTCGAAGCCGTTTGTACTTTGTTACGATACGAAGACTTCGAAAATTTTAAACACACTTCAAATAGTCCGTTTAACGTCAGAAAAAATAAAGGTTAAACACAGTTTAGAAGAGTTGATAATATTATCGGATATTCAAGGAAGATTACAAGACTGGGTAAAAAACCGACACGCAGAAGTTGTTTAGGATCAATCCTAAGCATTTGAAAGAATTATAGATGAGGTGAGTATTCCATGCAACAACTTAAATTACTCTCACTTTTTGGTGGTATTGGAGCTGATATAAAAGCTGCTAAGCGATTAGGTGTAAAAATAAAAACTATTGATTATGTGGAATGGAAAGCTAATAGGGTAAAGGCTTACAACGCTATGAATCCTTTTCGTTATGAAACGCAAGATGTCCGAACGTGGGATTTAAAACCAGACGTCTTAGTGCATGGCAGTCCATGCCAGGATAATTCGATAGCTAATCGTAATGACGATAAAGGGCGTTCGGAACTGCTGCTTGAAACAATTCGTATCATCAAGGAAATGGGCGAATGGCGTCCTAAGTTCATCATTTGGGAAAACGTGCGTGGTGCCCTTTTTAAAGATAAACGACCAATTTTTAATGAGTATTTAAGAGAACTAGAGTCTTTAGGATATACAAATAGTTTCAACGTTGAAAACGCTATGGACTATGGTCTTCCACAAACAAGAGAGCGAGTTTTCTGTATATCGATTCTTGGAAAAGAATTATTTGATTTTGGAAAGCTTAGAAAACGGCCATTACGCTCTATGAGTGAATTTAGACAACCGGATCATGAAATTGAAAACATTGAGAAGTATGTGGTTAACATTCCATCTATGCTAAATCGAATAGAAGATTTGGCCACACCAGAAGAAATAGAAGCCAATAAAACGAAATTCCGTTACATCAAAACCATTATTGATTTTTGCAACACTATTACAGAGCGTCCAGATCGTTGCCCAGCTGCAGGTGTATTTAAAATGGCAGATGGACGATACAGATATCCAACTGAGCGCGAATGGTGGCGCCTAATGGACTTTGACGATGAGGATTTTGATCTAATGTTAAAAGTGTTCCCAATCAAAGAACATCAAAGAAGCGCTACTTTATACGCTTTAGCCGGAAACAGTATTGCAGTATGTGTACTTGAAGCAATTTTTGAAGTGATTTTATCAGGTGATTATGCAATGAAATCAGATGAGCAACTGCAACTAATTTGTTAAAGTTGCTCAGTATTTGAAACATTATGTGTAGTAAAGGAGAGGTTTAAATGACATTTATACAAGGAATCTTTATAGGAACTTTTATAGGTGCATTTATTATGTACATTGTTTTTTTAGTCTCTAAAAAAGTATGGAGTTGCTGAACAATACGAGAAAAATGAGTAGCAGGAAGGATGTGCTAATAAGGTGGATGAAACATCAAAGCAATATATAGAGCAAGAAGTTCAAAAACATCAATTAATTATTGTTGCTAACGGATTCGACACCACACAAATCACAACAGCGATTATTGCATTTGCTGAAGCATTTGAGGTAGTTTTTGAAACAATATCTGAAAATCTCCGACCTTTAGCACAATGGCTTGAGGAATATGGTTTATCTTTTGATCAATACAATTTATTCCTTAGTCAAACCGAATTTGCTGAAGAAAAAGCAAAAAGGCACAAGATTGATTTTACACGGCCTGTTATTCGGCACCAGGTAATTAGTAGAAAGCCAAAGCATCTAATCAAAAAAATTATCCATTGATGGTGAGAAAAGAATAAAAAAGAATAGAAAAGTTTTCGGCAAAATGCCGGAGATTTTTTATGGGTAAGGAGAGGGAGTATGCTCGAAGTATCAAACAAACGAACTGTAACAACACGCAAGGAGCACGAATGTTATGGATGCGCGGAAAAAATCGGCAAAGGTGAAACATCCATATACGTGCGCGGCAAGGAAGATGATCAACACATTAATTTTCATTTACACCCAAATTGTCACATTGTAGCCATGAAACAAAATTTATACCAAGAGGGTTTTCCTAAAGGTGCAATTAAACATGAAAAGCAAACAACAGAAGACTTTAGCGTAGCAAATACAACATATCCATTTTAAAGAAGGTGTTAACCATGACAAAATTCCGATGGCTTAAAGATTATCGTGACACAGAATTAGAAATTATGTATTTAGAAGATAATCTATTGCGTACCAAAAAAGAATTAAAGAGATATATAGACGGCGATTTGTCTGGCACCAAATTGACGCCTGAAAGCAATGGTGCAAAATTAGAAGAACACATAGAAAGAATAGAAAAGGAAATTAATTATAAGCGAAATTGCTTGGAAGATATAAAAAACACTGTCAAAAAATTCGAACAGATAGACCATGCAATTTTGTATTCGAGATATATTGAAGGTAAAACTTTTGACGAGATTGCAGAAGAGACAGGATACACTAAAGGGACCATTTACAATAAACACGCTGCGTTAATGAAAGTTGTAAAGTATATTGATGCAATTTAATTTAATTTCATTTTAATTAAATCGAAATGAAATTAATGAATGTATTGCAAATTAATAATATGATGATAGTGTGTTAGTTTTGTTGATAGAGGTAGGTTGAACGAAAGGCTATCCAGTATATTGGGTGGTCTTTTGCTACTTATTAAATCGCTCTCAGACGAATCGACTTTTTGTTTTGTGGGTAGTTGTGCATCTCGATTCGTTTGAGAGCGATTTGGAATATCATAATCATTGCCGTGTTGGTCGGCGTTACAATAACCAACCATATTAGTTGCAACTTTTGTGTACGAGTTGACGAAAAATAAACTACACATCAAATATGTATTACATACTCTTGTTTCCAATTCATTTACAATTGTAAATGGTTAGGAGGTGAGAGGGATGACAGAAAAAGAACAAGAAATGTTAAAGCAAGCTTTGGATATGTCAATTTCAAATGCTGCTGAGTTACGAGCTTTACAACAAATCTTAATCGATTCGAAGATTCAGATTGATAAAGAAAAACTTGAAAACGAAACTAAACATTTAAAAGAAATGCTTTCGGATAGCGTGTATGGAAAATTAGGAATCTAATTAATTAAGTCGTGCCAATTGCGGTACGGCTTTTTATTATGCAATCAATAGACGGTGGTTCATGTTGAACTATCGTTTTTTATATGCAAACGAAAGGTGGTTATCTAAATGAGTCGAATGGTTGTAAGTCGTAGTTATAAGCAGTTAATGGCAGAACGTAATGCTATGCGTTTTATGATTGCGGATAAGGAAAAACGCATTGGATCAGGTGAAAAAATAGTAGGTTCAGATTGGGAACTTAAAATGCTAAATCAAACAAAACAACAACTTGAATCTGATAAAGCGTTATTAAAAGAAATTGAAAACGACATCCAAATGTTCCGTGAAAGGAATATGGGTGGCTGTAGGCAATAATCTATCAATCTGTGGAAGGTAGTGAACACAATGCGCATATATGAATTAATTGACGATGACACAAAGCGTAAATTAAATGCTGCTGTTCATCGTCCAAAACCAACAAGGCCTATCAAGCAGAAGAAAAGTAAAGAAAAGTTATCTGATGCAGACTTACGTTATTTAATGGGAACGAACAGGGATAGATACCATAAAGTAAGTGGGAGAGTGAAACGTAAATGAACTTCACGAAAGCAGAGCAATTAATCATACTATCTAGCATTGTCAATGGAATGGGCATAGAGGCAGCTATTGAAATGCTAGGTGAGGATACTATTATAAAAATTGAAGCAATCAGTCAAAAGGTGATGGGTTCTCTAACTTTAAACGAAATACAAAAATTAGGTCCTGCAACTATTAATAAATTAGTTGCTAACATATTGCAGGAGGAATCTATGGATGAAGGTCTACCAACTCGATTAGAAGGTAGCGATTAATTAAATAAGGTATTCCAGTCATGCGAATTGATTGCATGGCTTTTCATTATGTAATCAAAGGAGAGAATTAAATGTTAAACAAGAAAATGTTAAAAGATATTTTCAGTACAGCACGTGAGCAAGAGTTAGCATTTGTTGTAATCGGTATTGAAGCAGGAGGTATTAAAGAAGCTGTTGTTGTACCTGCAGAATCGTTTGATGATAAAGAGCGTTTTTACATGAATGCATACGGTGATGACTTAAATCACGCATTAAGTCACAACGTTCGCATCTTTAATTTCATTGCAGTTGATTCGACAGAAGGTATTGAGTACGTATTTGATATTGAAGGATTGTCAAATCAGTGCGAAGGCGAACAACACACGGAACTGCAGAGGGGAACGTTAAGTCTACCACGCACTGATAAAGTAAATGAAATGCGTGATGCTATTGCTCAATTCGTTATCAAGAATCTTGAGAACGATGTGTTAGGTGCGAATGAAATAAATGCTATTGCTCGATTGGCAGATGTTGTTTCTAGCATGCCAACGTGTATTAGCATCGGGGATTCAGACCGGTGAGTTGGATAATCTATATGGATGTTGCGCTAACCTTAATCATTCGTGTGTTAGCGCTCTTTGTATTAGTAGCTGCCCTGGTCGATCTGTGCCTAAGCATTCATATGAAACGGAAGACTTTGCGTACAGTTGATGTGATTGATAAGCGCTTTGATATCTTAATGAAAATACCAATTAAGAAAGCTCAGTCATTACTAATCGAGGCAAATAAAGAACAAAATGAATTCGATTCAGAAAAACAATAGGTTCTTCTGGGACTTTAAAACGGTGCGGGCACTCGCGATCCCACGGGGTGTCGATTTTTTTGTTAAAAATTTTACTTTCGCTTTCGCTTTGAAATCGAGGATAGCGTAAAAGTAAAAAAAATTGCTTCATCTAATGTCAGGTGTTTTTACAATTTCAAAATTTACGAAAAAGCGAAAGTGAGGTCGTGCAAAATGGCGAAACAGCAAACGAAAGTAAGTTTAGCGGAAACGGAAGTAGGAACAAGTGAATTTGCCGAGTTAGTTGGAAAAACGCCGCAATGGATTAGACAACTCACTCGCGATGAAATTCTTGTTCAGTGTAGTCGCGGTAAGTACAATTTAGGCGAGAATATATTGGCTTACATCGAATACGCAGCAGGAGGTAAAACTGACGATGAAAAAATGACCCATGCTGATGTGAAAGCAGAACATGAAAAGTTAAAAAAAGAAAAAACAGAGTTACAGTTGCAGCAACTTCGAGGGCAATTACATGACGCTGATGATGTTCGGGCTGTTATGGGCGGCATGATTCTAAGTGCGAAGTCAAAACTGTTATCTATTCCAGTACGTGTCAGCCCACAACTAGAAGGGGAGTCAGCTAAAACAATTGAAAAGAAATTACTTGATGAGATTAATAACGTTTTGACTGTTTTAGTTGAATATGACCCTAAGCAATTTTTGAAGGATAAATAGTAGCTTGGTTGCTAAAAAAACCATTGAATTATTTGAGGAAATAAATAAGTTATGGACACCTCGTCCAGATTTAACGGTTTCGGATTGGGCTGATCGACACCGTATCTTAACAACTGCTACATCAGCTGAACCAGGTCCGTGGAGAACAGACCGAGCACCTTATATGCGTGAAATTATGGATAGCATAACCGACGTGAACACTGAAGAAGTGGCAATTATGGCTTCTGCTCAGGTGGGTAAAACTGAATTTATGCTGAACATGATTGGTTATCACGTTGACTATGATCCTTGTCCTATTATGTTCATGCTACCTGACAAAACGCTAATCAATTATTTTTCAAAAACTCGACTGACTTCAATGATTGAAGCGAGCGAGCCGCTACAAAAAAAGTTTGCAGCTGCAAAACGCTTAGGTAATACCATTAATGAGAAAAACTTCTTAGGTGGATCCATCGCTATTGTTGGTGCAAACGCCGCTTCATCATTATCCAGTCGTCCGATACGAGTTTTGCTTTGTGATGAAGTTGATCGTTATCCGGTATCAGCTGGAGATGAAGGAGATCCAATCAATTTAGCGAAGATGCGTACGACGACTTTCGATTTCAACCGGAAACTTGTCTATGTATCAACACCACTTAATAGTGGAACGTCTAGGATTGAACAATTATATGAAGATAGCACAGCCGAAAAATGGTCGTTTGCTTGTCCTGAATGCGAAGAATATCAACCAATCGAATGGGAACAAATAAAATTCAAATACCATAAGACAGACAGTGGCGAATTTATTGTAGATGAAGTAAATCATGCTTGTTGTAAATGTGGAGCTTTGAGTGGAGAGCGACAATGGAAGCGAAGTAAAGGGAAATGGGTTGCGCAAAAGCAACATACTAGTCGACGTGGATTCCACTTGAATCAGTTTTCGAGTCCGTGGGTAGCTTGGGAAACGATTGTTAAAGATTTTTTAACAGCTAAACGCGATGGCCGTGAGAAAGTAAAGACGTGGGTCAATACTGTTCTCGGAAAGCCATGGGAAGAGTCCGGTGAAAAAGTCGATGAAGAAATTCTTTTTGAACGCCGTGAAATGTACGAAGCAGAGGTGCCGGAAGCTGTAAAGGTTTTGACCGCAGCGGTAGACGTTCAAGATGATCGTTTTGAAATAGAGGTTGTTGGCTGGGGTGCTGGTCGTGAGTCGTGGGGCATTGAGTATCAGATTATACACGGTGATTTGAAATTACCAGACGTTTGGGAAAGGCTAGATGCTTATTTACAGAAACGATGGACCAAACTCAACGGCAAACAATTCGGGATAACTTGTACTTGTATGGACAGTGGTGGACACTTTACTCAAGAAGTTTATCGTTTCTGCAAAGCACGTGAAGCGCGGAACATTTATGCAATCAAAGGGGCAGCGGTTAAAAAAGGTGAATATGTGCCACTAATAGCTCGTACTACAAGACCGAAACCATTAAAAGCCCTACTTGTAACGCTTGGAGTAAATGATGGCAAGGCACGTGTCATGTCGAGTCTACAAGTTAACGAACCAGGTCCAAACTTTTGTCATTTTCCAAAAGGTAAGGGGTATGAGTTCAACTACTTCTTAGGTCTAACAGCCGAAAAATTAGAAGTGCGCTACGAACAAGGTGTACCGTATCATCTTTGGGTAAAGGTTCGGGCGCGAAACGAGCCATTTGACTTACGCGTTTACAACACAGCTGCAATTGAAATTGTGAACCCGAACTTTGAAAAAGAATACTTAGGTGGCGTAAGAACAAAAAAGAGAAGGAGAAGGAGAGCTTAATATGGCAATTACATTACAGCAAGCAGAAGAAAGTTTGCAAATGTGGTTAGATGCAGAACGTGCGATTGCGACAGCTCAAAGTTACACCATCGGTAGCCGTAATTTAACTCGGGCAAACTTAGCTGAAGTAACTAAACGGATAAAATACTGGGAAGATAAAGTGGCCGAATTAAAAGTGGTCGGAGTGACTGGTAAAAGATTACGAAGGACAAAGCAATTTATCCCTCGTGATTACTGAAATGAGGTGAGCAAATGGAAGATACTGTTGTAACAGCTAGTGATGGTAGTGGTTATGGTAAACATGGCGCAAGCGGTCAAAAAAGAAGCATGATGGGTTGGATGACTGCTTTAAGTTCACCAGTCGATGACATCGAACGTAATATTGAATCGTTGCGCGAACGTTCACGCGATTTGTATATGGGAGCGCCCATTGCTAGCGGTGCATTCAGAACACTTGTGACGAATGTCGTTGGCGTAGGATTAAAGCTCAATGCTCAAATTGACTATGAGTTTTTAGGGATGACAATTGAAGAAGCCGATGCGCTAGAAACAGTAATCGAACGTGAGTTCAATTATTGGGCAGAATCTGAAAATTGTGATGCTAGTCGTATGTGTGACTTCGATGAGCTGCAAGCATTGGCTTTTTTATCGATGTTAATGAGTGGAGATTGTTTTGCGTTGTTACCGATGAAGAAACGTGCAGATGTTATTTATCAAACCACAGTGAAATTAATAGAAGCGGATCGTGTTTGCAATCCAAATTTTAACGATTTCATGGACGAAAGCTTAATTAACGGTGTCGAAACTGACGCTTCAGGCGAGGTGATTGCTTATCATATCGCCGATAAGCATCCAAACAGTTCATTAACCGTTCGAAATAATTGGCGCCGTGTGGAGAAATATGGTAAGAAAACAAGTCGTGTCAATGTCATTCATTTGATTGAACTTGAACGACCAGAACAACGTCGAGGTGTACCATTACTTGCACCGGTTATCGAGTCATTAAAGCAAATTGACCGTTACACGGACGCAGAATTGATGGCAGCGGTTATTAACGGCATGTACTCACTGTTTATTAAAACAGAAGCTAGCCAACAAAACGAATTCGGCGGTGGATTCGGTGGTGACTTAGAAGATGAAGATGAAGATGATTCAAAAATCAACATCGGAAACGGATCGGTAAATTTTTTGCGTGAAGGTGAATCGATTCAAGAGTCTAATCCGGGAAGACCAAATGCTAATTTTGATGGATTTGTCACAGCGATTTTCCGTCAAATTGGTGTAGCATTAGAACTTCCATACGAAGTATTGATGAAGCACTTCACTTCTTCGTATTCGGCTTCTCGTGGTGCATTACTAGAAGCTTGGAAGATGTTCAAAAAACGACGTTCTTGGTTAGCTAAAAAGTTCTGTCAGCCGATTTATAATGAATGGTTTGCAGAAGCCGTTGCGCTTGGTCGTATAAATGCACCCGGATTTTTCAATGACCCATTAATTCGAAAAGCATATACGAGAGCTGAATGGCTTGGACCAACACAAGGTCAGTTGGATCCGAAAAAAGAAGTAGAAGCAGCAATTTTACGTGTCGAAAATGGTTTCAGCACACGCACAAAAGAAACGCAGGAGCTCACTGGTGGGAATTACTTTGCGAATCATGCATTACGTGTACAAGAAGAGAAACTACGTAGTGAAGCAGGATTCGGTGTAGCCCAAAAAGCGGTACTAGTTGAAGAGTCAACTAAAAAAAATGAAGATGATAATGACGAAGAAGACGATGCTGACGATAAGTAGCAACGTCTTTTTTACGTTGAGAGGGGGTGAAAATCGTGAAAAAAATAGATGTTAGAGGCCGTATCGTAAGTGATGACCATATCGAAGTATATCAATGGTTAGGCTATGCAGCGACTAGTCCGAGTATCGTAAAAAATGCAATTGCAGAAGCCGAAGCTTCGGGCGAAAAAGAAATTTTGGTTGAAATTAATAGTGGTGGTGGTTCTGTTTATGCAGGTGCTGAGATTTATTATGCGCTCAAAAAGTTCAACGGTACTGTAAATGTGGAAATACCATCGATTGCCGCTTCGGCAGCAACTTTTATAGCAATGGCAGGTCATAAAGTTTCAATGTCTATAATTGGCCAATTTATGATACATGGTGCATCAACATACGCAGCTGGTAATCATAAATCGATGGACGATGCAGGTAATTTCTTACGAAATATTGATGAGAGTATTATCAATGCTTATCTAACTAAAACGTCAAAAACTCGTGATGAATTACGAGCAATGATGGACAAAGATACGTGGATGACAGCACAACAAGCATTAGATGCAGGTTTTATCGATGAAATATTATTTGCAAACTCGCAACCTGATGCAGTAGCAAATCATTCTACAGCTGACAATAATTTATTACCAGTTGAAGTAATCGACAAAATTAAAGCGGAAATTTTGGCGAACAAAGGTGTTGCGCCTGAGCCGATTAATTCAACAACTACCGAACCGGCATCTGAGCCAGGAAATAATACGAAGGAGGATTCACCAATGAATCTTGAAACACTACAAAATGAACATCCAGAACTGTTCAAGCAAGTAAAAAATATGGGATATACAGAAGGTGTTAAAGCTGAAAATGCACGTATTAAAAGCATTGAGGAAATTGCAGTACCAGGAAACGATGCATTAGTGAATGATGCGAAGTACGTGAACCCTGTACCTGCAGCAACATTTGCAATTAACGCTTTAAAAGCTCAAAAAGAGCAAAGCCAACAACAACTAACAAACATGCAAACGGATGCTCAACCTCTTGATCAAGTACCGGGCGCAGCTGCACCTGCTATCGACAATGAAGCTGACGCTATGGAAAAAGAAGCGCAAGCTTTGGCTGATATTTTCAAAGGAGGCGAGTAAGCATGAAAAAATTACGCGAAGAAATCGGCACGTTTACAGCCGATAATTTATTTTATGATGCAGCTTTTCCGGTGCAAACTGCCGCTGTTAAGTTGGCGGCGGGACAAGGGACTGTATTGCGTGGTACAGCATTGGGGAAAAACGATGCGGGTGAATATGAGATGGCTAGCGCAACGGTGCCAGCTACAGCTATTTTAACGGAAACTGTCGAAACAGGTGACGCCGCTGGTACAGCTGTTGTTGCAGAAGTTTATGTTTCAGGCTCATTTAACTTGAACGCATTGATTGTAGATGGAAACATCGTTGATCATGCAGATGAATTACGAAAAAACGGCATCTACATTAAAGCCGCACTATAAGGAGGCACGAATAAAATGACATTAGGTTTATATCAAACTACTACAATTTTAAAGGCAGTTCAGCATTTACCAAAGACGCACACGTTTTTACGCGATACATTCTTCCCGTCAAAAAATGACGAAACATTCCCGACAGAGCAAGTAATTGTCGACTACACGAAAGGTAAACGTAAAATGGCGCCGTTTGTTGCGCCACGTACAGGCGGTATTACGATGTCTCGTGAAGGTTTCAAAACAGAGCGTTATACTGCTCCACGTGTAGCACCACAAAAGTCGCTTACAATTGACGATGTGATGCACCGTATGGCAGGTGAGAGTGTAGTGAGTGCAAAAACACCTGCACAGCGTTCTCGAGAATTGCTTGCGAAAGATTTAATCGAATTACACGACATGGTAACGCGACGTGAAGAATGGCTAGCTGCTCAAACTTTGGTAAACGGCAAAGTAATTATGAAGGGGTATGCAGGTGATTCTTTAGAAACTATTGAGCAAGAATTAGACTTTAACTTCACTCAAAATCTAACATTGACTGAAAATTGGTTGATTAAAGATGCTAATGGTGAGTATATCGCAAATATTGATGCTAATCCTTATGAGGATATTAAAGAGTGGCGCCGCCATATCATCAAAGAAGCGGGTGCAGCTCCTGACGTCTTATTATTAGGTGCAGATGCTGAAAAAGGATTTGTTAACAATCCTAAAATCATTGAAATGATGGACAAAAAATCGATGAATTTCGGTAACATTGAGCCGAGTATCAAGTCAGATGCGGTAACATTTATCGGTAAATTACCCGGCTTGGGTGTAGAAATTTACACGTATGATGATTGGTACCTTGATGATGATGGTGTTGAATATCCATACATTCCAACTGATAAAGTTGTTTTGGCCAAAAAGGGATTCGCAGGTTTTGCATACGGTGCGATTACGCAAATGGAGCAAGGTAGCCAAGAGTTTAAAACTTACGAAGGTGGTCGCGTTCCGAAAGTTTGGTCTGACCATCAAAACGAACAAAAAATGGTGCGTTTATCTTCTCGTCCAGTGCCAAAGCCAGGCAACGTCGACGGTTGGATTGTTGCGTCTGTCGTGGAGGTGTAATTCATGCCAAAATATAACGTAGAAGCATGGTTGCGTCATAAAGGTAAATATTATAAAAAAGGCGACACAATCGATTCTAGACTTCTTAATCCAAATCAGCAGAAACAGCTCGTGAAAAAAGGTGTTATTACATTACCTAGTGACTACAGCACCGTTTTAAACGATGATAATGAAGAAATCGATGATAATAACAATAAAACTCCGGACGGAGAAGAGTCTATCGAAGAAATTTTAGATCTTAATTTCGAATGGGACGAGCTGAAAGAAGAAGCTAAATCGATTGGATTGGAGTGGAAAGGGAACATTTCCAAAGAAAATCTAATCAAATTGATTATTGAAAATGGCGAGGAAAACCACTTCTTAGAGCAGTTAGAAGATGACGGCGATGAAGAAGAAGGTGACTTAGATGTCCAAAACATTTAAAGATTTTGTTGCTCAAGACGTTGTAGCAACTTTTTTTAATCTTAATGAATTTGCTGAAAAGGCAACGATTGCAGGTGTAGAACTCGATGTTGTATTTGACACGGACGGACTAGCTCAAAGCGATAATAAAAATCAAGTTGCAGCTGGAGACATTGCTTTCTTTGTTGCATCGTCAAACTTTACCAAGCCACCACAGCCTGATAAATATATGGACTTCAACGGAGAACGTTATCGCATTGTAAGTGCAGATGAGTCCGAAGGCGTCTTACGTGTTGTGCTTACGAGGCGTACTGATCGATGAGCATTATTGTAGAAGTTGATGATTTTGAGCTACAGCGAGTCCGAGAGCAATTGGGGGCATTGGAAAATAAAGCCCCAAATGTAATAGCTGGTGCAATTAATCGTGCTGTTACTAACGCTAAAGCGAATGTGCCGAAAGAAATTCGGCAACGTTATCATGTTAAAACAGGCACAATCAAAGAACGATTAAAATTACTAAAAGCTAATGCATCTAACTTACGAGGTGAAGTGCGCCTTAGTGGTAAAGTAATCGGTTTGAATAAGTTTAAAGTGACGCCAGGTACAGTTAATCCGAATCGTAAATCTCAGCTGAAAATTGCTATAAAAAAAGGTGGAACAAAAGTAATACCAGGAGCATTTAATGCTGATTTAAACGATGTAAAAGTTTTTGAACGAAACGGCCAAATGGCATTCCCGTCAAAAGGTAGCTATAAAGGACGAAAAATAAAGCGCGGCCAACGAAAAGGTCAGCTTATAAAACGTGAGAAGATTGATCGTCTGATGGGTCCTTCTGTACCGCAAATGGCGGGTAATGAAGAAGTCGTTGAAAAAGTGAATCGAGACGCTATGATTATGTATGAAAAGCGAATTAATCATGATATTAATCGATTATTGAGCAGAATGGGAGGCTAAATAGTGAGTACAACAATGGATTTGTTAGATGGTTTAATCGAACGCTCACAAGAAATATTGGCGGATTTCCCACGCTTAGAAGGTAAAAAGTTTAATGTTTATCGATATAAAGTACCTGAACGATTTGATAATGGCGTGCAGATAAAAGGGCAAGAGGAAACACAAGACAGCGTGTTTCCTTTTGTTGTTGTTAAGCCGGATACAGGTAGTAAAAAAGGGAATGTGTCTAATCAAATGACAGTCGTTCATTTTTTATTTGGTGTTGAGAACGATGGTCATCACGGTGAAGGCTACGATGACGTTTTAATGTGCATACAACATGTTTGGGACGCTTTGTGTGAGCAGCCAGTTGTGGCTAAATTTTTCAAACTATCAAACGAAAATTATGAATGGGCTTTAAGTGACGATGATGCTGAAACGCATCCATATTACTATGGTCTAATCACAGTAGTTTTTGAATCCCCGACGATGCAATATATAGGAGGTTATGAAAGTGGCAAACGATATTAAAGATAAAGTTGAGCCTGTAAAAGCTGAACAAGTTAGCGAAGTCATTAAATCTGTAGCAACGGCCAAAAAAGAGCCGGTTCATAAGGAAGAAGTAAAGCAGTTAATTTACGTTGGGCCAAATTTACTCGGCTTAACAAAATACACGGTTGTTGAATCATTAAAAGTGCCAAATTTACAAAAGTTCATCAAGGACTGTCCAGAAATTAAGAAGTTAATTGTGCCAATCAAAGAAATGGCTGAAATCGAGGCTCGAATCAAACAAAAAGGTACTTTAGAGCATCGTTATTTCAATAAAGTCTATGAATTTAAAGCGGGAGGTGCTAGCTAATGACAGGTTATAAACATGGTGCTTATACGCATGAGTTACCGACGTCTATTGTTCCACCGGTCGTTTCTATGGCAGGTTTAACAGTTGTAGTTGGCACAGCACCTATCCACTTATTGGATAATCCAACTGAAGCCGTACAAAAAGCGCAATTGGCATATACGTACAGTGAAGCGGTAAAAAAAATGGGCTATAACGATGATTTTGACAAATATACAATCTGTGAAGCGATTAGCTCACACTTTGCTTTATTTGCAGTTGCACCACTTGTAATGATTAACGTGCTTGATCCTGAAAAACATAAAGCGAAAGACAATGAAACAGTGAAAATTACAAAAGGCGAAGGCGTTCTAAAAGCAGAAGGCGTATTAAAAGCGACTGTTGTTGTAAAGAGTGAAAATGGTGAAACGACTTACAAAAATACGGAAGAAGAAACTCTATACGAACTTGAATTTGACGATGATGGGAAATTACACATTTACACCGAAGTTGAGGAGACTATTAAGGTTGAATTTGAACGTTTAGACGCATCACTTGTAACGGCTGAAGATGTCGTTGGTGGTGTAAGATTAGACGGCTCATACAAAGGATTGGAACTGGTTAATACCGTATTTCCACGTTTCCGTGAAGTACCTGGTATTCTGATTGCTCCTAAATTCTCAACGAATCCACTTGTTGCAGCTGTATTAAAAGCCAAAGCGAATAATATTAACGGTTTATTCCAAGCGGTGACATTTGTTGATGTACCAACATCCGAGGTAAAAGATTATACACAAGTCCCTGAATACAAAAATATGAAAAACTTAGATGATCCCAACGTGTTTGTATTTTGGCCAAAGTGTTCTATAGGTGGAATCCAGTATCACAAATCCACTCAAGCAGCTAGTTTAGCAAATTTAGTGGATGCTCAAAATGAGGGTTATCCATATCACGAACCATCAAATAATAATTTGCAGATGGATGCTGCAGTATTAGAAGACGGTACTGAAATTTTACTAGGTTTAGAGCAAGCAAACTATTTAAATGGTCAGGGAATTGTTACTTCACTGAATTTCATTGGTGGGTGGAAGTTATGGGGACATCGTACGTCATGTTATCCAGGCAACACGGATCCCAAAGATTCATTTATTTCGGTTCGTCGCGTATTCATCTATGAGCAAAATCAGTTCATTTTAACGTACTTCCAGAAAGTCGATAAGCCGGGTAATCGTAAGCTAATCGATAACATCATCGATAGCAAAAACATCGACTTAAACGGTAAAGCTGCTCGTCAATTTATCCTTGGTGGTCGCGTCGAATTTTTAGAAGAAGAAAATCCGTTAACAGATTTGATGGATGGTATTTACAAATTCCATATCTTCTTAACACCTGCGTCTCCAGCGAGAGAATTACGCGGGTTATTTGAATTGGATCCGAACTATTACAACACATTATTCCAATAAAAAGGGGTGAATTGAAGGATGAAAAAAACTGATCAAATTTTACAAAGTTTCACGGCTTGGAAAGACGCGACGACCTGGTTAGGCATTGTAGATGTTGAACTACCGTCTTTTGAATCGCTAACAGAAACATTACGTGGCGCAGGAGTGATGGGGGAATCTACTATTCCCGTAGTTGGTCATTTCGGACCACAAACTTTAAAAATCAATTGGCGTACAATTTCGCCTGAATCTGCACAATTATCTGAGCCTAAAGTGCATACGTTGGACTTCCGTGGAAACCAACAGATTTTTGACCCGTTGAACGGTTATATTGATCAAGAAGTTGCAGTAAAAACGCGATGTGTGTCGATTAATTACAATCCAGGTAAATTGGCGATTGGTTCTTTTACTGAGACGGCTAATGAATTTGAGGTACATTACATCAAAATTATTGTAGACGGTAAAGTGCAAATTGAATACGACAAGTACAATTCTGTACTCGTGATTAATGGTGTAGATGTAATGGCAAATGCACGTAAAAACTTAGGATTATAGGGGGAAAATAATATGCCAGAAAAAAATATTGAAAACAAAGAAGTTGTAGAAGGTGCATCAACAGAAGAAGCGTTAGAAAACGTAATTAAATTTAAACGCCCAATCGAATTCGAAGGGGATCATTATGACAAAATCACATTAAACTTCGATTCATTAACTGGTGAGGATATTGAGAAAGCAGAAGTTCAATTTAATGCTCAAAATCCACAACATGCTGCTATGACGATGATGAAAGATTTATCAAAGCCATATTTAGCTATTGTTGCGTCAAAGGCAGCAGGCATAAATGTGAGTGTCATTCGTAAATTATCGGCGTATGACTACAATAAAGTCACTGCACGTACAATGGTTTTTTTAACTCGCGGGGAATAAAAGAGTCTCCTGCAAATACGATTCGGCTGATTTGTCTTTACTGTGCTACAAACAGTAAATCATCAGCTGAATTTTTTTTGAAGATGGAGTTAGATCGTTTACTTGAGTGGAAAAAAACGATTGATTTTATGTTAAAAGAGCAAGAAAAACGAAGGGGAAATTGAGGTGAAAGTTAGTGTCAAAAGTCTTTGAAATTGCGTTTAGATTGGGCGGAGAGCTAACAAGTAGCTTCAAATCTGCCTTTAATGAAGCCGACAGTACAATGAAAATGTTAGGAGCAGCCGCTGCCGCCATTGGTGGTACGGCTGTTTTTGCTAATTTGGCGGGGCAAGTCGTTGAAATGAACGATTCGCTTAATAAGTTATCGGCTCAAACCGGCACATATGGCGCTGAAATGGAAGCGCTAGGAGATGTGGCAAAAGAAGTTTTTAAGCAAGGTCATGGTGAGTCATTTGACGACGTCACGGCTGCTCTAATGCAAGTTAAAAATCATATGCATAATCTTGACGATGGTGAGCTTCAACGCGTTACAGGCGATGCAATGATGTTGGCCAATACGTTTGATGCAGAAGTTAACGAAGTCACAAGAGCTGCTAACAACTTAATGACTAACTTTGGTATGGATAGTACAAAAGCTTTCGACATGATGGCTGCAGGCGCTCAAAATGGGCTGAATTTTAGTAATGAGATGTTTGATAATCTTAGCGAATATTCACCTTTGTGGGCAGATATGGGATATTCAGCTGAACAAATGTTTGGCATCCTTGAAGCTGGCGCTCAAAATGGCGTTTACAATTTGGATTATCTGAATGATGTCATGAAAGAGTTTCAAATCCGAGCAACTGATGGTAGCAAATCAACAATGGAAGCTGTCAGTGCGTTAGGACCAGAAGTAATGAGTGTTTGGCAGGCGTTTAGTCAAGGTGAAGCTTCTGTGGCTGATATGACAGCTATAGCAGTCGGTGAGTTAAGTAAAATAGACGACAAAGTGAAGCAGAATGAACTCGGCGTAGCGCTCTTCGGTACGAAGTGGGAAGATCTTGGTGGAGATGTCGTGTTATCGATGTTAAGCGCAGGTCAAGCCATGACGGATTTTGAAGGTGCGATGGGAAAAATAAATGAAGTACGGTTTGATTCAGTTGGTGCAGCTTTAAAATCCATCGGACGAACCTTATTCGTAGATTTAGTGATGCCGATTGGTGATGCAGTTTTGCCTATTTTAAGTGACCTTGCAAATTATTTATCAAATAATCTTGAAGGTGCGCTTGAAAAAACTAAAAATGTTATCAGCGCAATTGCGCCGGTTGTTATTGGTTTAGGAGTAGCATTTGTTACGTATCAAGCAACATTAAAGGCTGTAGCGCTTGCCAAAACAGCGTTTAACGTCGTGCAAGCTATTACGCCTAAATTATTATACGCACAGCGTACAGCAATGCTCGCTTACACGTTCGCAGGTGGAGGTTTACGAGGGATTCTTGTTGCGATGCGTAGTGCAATGGCAGCGTTAAATTTAACAATGTTGGCCAATCCGATTGGAATCACAATTGCGGCGATTGTTGGCTTAACGGCGGCATTCGTGACGGCATATAAAACTTCTGATAGATTCAGAGCCGTTGTAGACGCTTCATTTGGTGCTGTTCAAAATGTAGTAGTAGGTACGGCTAGTTTTATTGCTAATCAAGCTGAAACTATGTGGGATAGCGTTGTAACGAGTGCTAAATCATTACCAACGAAAATTGCGGAAGCGATAAGTAGCTCTTCCATCGGTCAAACGCTAAGCGGGCTTTTCAGCGGAAACGGCATCGTAGACGGGCTGATTGATAGCATCAAAGCAGGTTTTTCGAGTTTGCCAGGCATCATTTCCATGATTGCACCAACTATCGCATCAATCGGACTAGCTTTCTTAGGCGTCAGTGGTCCGGTTGGCATATTAATCGGTGGGGTTGTAAGTGTCATTGGATTCCTTTATCGTTTATCGCAAACAAATGAAGGTGTAGCTGCTGGGATGGGCGCGGCTTGGGAGTCGATAAAAACGGCATTCGCACCAGTTCTAGACGTTTTACGAGACGGTGTAGCCGAATTTGTAAATGGTGTTGGTCCTCAGCTAGCTGAAACGATGACAGTTATTAGTGAAAGTATTACAGCACTCGGCCCTGTTTTTGCAGAGTTAGGTTCAACGGTGGTCCAATCAGCAACAACTACGTTGCCATTACTGTTACAAGTATTCCAAACTGTGTTTCCGTTAATTTTGAACGTCGTTAGTACAGTTTTACCTATAATCATCGGTGTTATCGCATCAATCGTACCGATAATTATGCAATTAGCACAAACGATTATCCCGTTAATATTAAGTGTAGTACAGATGGTATTCCCGATGATTTTAACAATCATCCAGAGCGTTTTACCGATTGTAGCAACTTTATTAACAACAGTGGTTACGGTCATTTTGACGCTAGCACAGACAGTTCTACCACTTGTGCTGAGCGTGATTCAAATGGTGTTCCCAATTATTTTAAGTATTATCCAAACAATCATTCCGGTCGTAGTAATGGTGCTTCAAACATTAGTAGCGGTTATAAACGGTGTCATTGTACCAGCGATTAACGGTATTCTCGCCGTTGTGCAGTTCGTATTTCCATTTGTGCAAATGTTAATTACTAATGCTTTAGCGATTGTAAATGGACTAATTCAAGCTGCTATGGCATTATTGCGCGGTGATTGGGACGGTGCGTGGAATGCAATTCTCACTACAGCTACAACTATTATGGATAACATTATTTCGTTCTTCAGCGGGATCAATTTGTTTGAAGTTGGGAAATCCATCATTAACGGTCTAATAGATGGTATAGCGTCTATGGGTAGTGCTGTAATTGGTGCAATTTCCGGTATGATTCCAGAGCCAATTCGAGGTACAGCTAGTAAATTACTAGGAGCACTACCGGGATTCGCAAAGGGTGGCATTGTCGATTCAACAACGCTTGCTTGGGTAGGTGAAGGTGGAGATACAGAAGCAATTATCCCGTGGAATAATTCGCAACGCTCGAAAGATTTGTGGCTACAAACCGGTAACGCACTAGGAATGTTAAATGAATCCGGAACGATGGAAAACATACAACACCAGATTGCTATGAAAACATATGCCAGCGACAATCCAGCTATCAATTCAGAACAACTTTCGGAAACTATTAGTAATAATAGTAACTCAAGTACAACGATTCAGGTGAATTACAATCCACAATATAACGTGCAAAATGCAGATGATTTAGAGCGTGTTCGACAGCATGCTGAGCAGGATAAAGATGATTTAGAAGCTCGTTTAGCACAAATTGCGCGTAATGAAAGGCGGGTGGAATTCTGATGACATATACAACGATTTCAGGTGATGAATGGGACGGCATTTGCTATAAAGTGTACGGTGACGAAATGATGATGGAACAGCTTATGCAAGCGAATTTAGAGCATATTAATACAGTCGTTTTTCGTGCGGGCATTGTTTTGACCGTACCAGACGTCGAAAAAGTAGTTACTGCATCAGATTTACCACCGTGGATGAGGTGATGTTATGACAAATACGAGACGTGCAATTATTGATGTTGAGTATGCAGGTGTGAACATTACAGCAGATGTATCACCCAATTTAATATCTTTTACTTACAATGACAACGAAGGACGTAGTGACGACATACAAATTGATATAGATGATCGAGACGGTAAATGGCACGGTCCTTGGCTTCCTAAAAAGACCGATACTGTGAAAGCATCTATACGCCTAGAAAATTGGCGCAAAGAAAAAGAAGTGCTGCAACTTGATTGTGGCACTTTTTATATTGATGATGTTGGCTTTAAAGGTCCACCGG